ATCAACACTAGGGTCATAAATGAAAGAACGTTTCAAGAAATCGATCTCATTAAGATCTCGACTCTCGGATAACGCCGTCATTTTATCCTCTCTCGTGTAGACTTGACCTAACTCTCGCATTAAACGTGGGAGGGTAAGTTCATTAAATTTTTCCTTGACAAACTCGGAAGTACTATATACATTATCATCTCCAAGGACAATTAATCTAACATGTTTACTGAATTTGAGTTCAGGATAAACTGCCCGAAATGCCAATCTGAAAGAGAATATATTGTATAAGCTATTCCAACATGATGTTCCATACACCCCGCTGGACATGTTTCCAAGAATGAAAAAGAGAGTACCGTCACTGATATGAAGGGAATTTAAAATTCCCGAATACAACATTCGTCGCATGTCATTATTGTGACCATCTCCGTGAAGGGAGTACCATCTACATACCACATCGAGAATACCTAGATGAACGGAAACCAACTGATGACCATCAAATGCAGAAAAATCCCCCGCTCCAACCTTAGGAGCCATGGGTTTTTGAACAAAATGACTTAAATGGTCAACTATAGTAGTCCATTCATCAGAATATACGTTGACTCCAACAGCAATCGAATTTTTAATTCGGGTTTCCTTAGTATGACCTACAAAAGCTCCAAAATATTTACGAAGTAAAAGTAAGTAATAAAAAGGGCATCCCGAAAATTTTCGAGTGCTACCCGATGCAACCTTAGATAAAGGTCTCCTTTCATCTTTCAAATTATCAGTGAATACCCATTGGGGGATAATACCCGAGTGGTATTTCAATTCGAGAGACTCAATTTCGAGCTCGATGTCACGTAAGATGACTAGTTGCTCTGGAGAACCTTTTTCGCACGAGAAGAATTCCTTCTTAACATTTCGTTGACCTTGAATATTCATTGGGTACCCCGCACTGGTTTCGGTAGGCAAAGAGCTTAAATACTCTTCACCGTCCTGGCCATACAGGAGTTCCATCGTTGTAAACACCTTAACTCTATGTCTATCGGCAAGACCAATCGACTGTAGAACTTCAGGAACAATCGCGGAAATGTCTTCTGGATTCACATAAACAGGTAGATGACCATATTTATTGTGAGCAAGAGTGAGAGGATCTATAACCGAATCCCCCACAGTTTTTGGCCTAAGCAAAGCGGGAGCTTGCTTAGCAGGACCCCACTTTCCGTATAACTGGGAACGACGGATAGCAGAATTGGTAGGTGCAGCAGGTCTAACCTTTACTGTACCCACTACCTCAAACTTCCCTTCGGGTAAGGCAATTTGAGGGATGGTATTATCGACAATCACTTCCTCTACAGATGTGAGATGGATTTTATCGAAAAGAGCTAAGTCCTCCTCAATATCTTCCACACACAACGATGCAGCAAAAGAGCGATTAGCAGCTGCACAAGCAGCAACATGTATACCAGCAATAACGCGCTTACCAAAATCTGGACGAATGACCGTAAAAAGGCCACCACAATCTCCTCTCTTGGTAAAATTTTTATACTCGTATTGGTAACGAACTGTATAACTACCAGTCTCATCAGATGAAACGGCCAAATGCTTATCACGAGGCTGGGCAATTCCTACATAAGATTTATTAGATTGACCAGGTAATCTAAGATCGAAAGGAACGTTGCCTTCCAAATTCACTAGATCAGCTTCATTAACGAAGAAACTCGTTATATCGCGTTTAGGTTGTACAGTATCGGGAAATTTGACCAATACTAAATCGTTTGCTTCCAAAAGACCTACTTTCGCTCCTTTAACCAACTCGCCAACTGTGAAAACAGATCGGTGAGCCGATGAATAACCCTGATTAGTAAGGAATAATATTGTGGAAGCGTAGCTGGCATTCTCAGCAATCCGGTACTCAAATACCTTTATGAAATGTAGTGGTACAATCGCTACTACACCCTTAACAAAAGTCACATAGCCATAACGTTGTTCCTCACCTTTAGGATCAACTCAATAAAGTTGGAAAACATTGCTGCGCTCAAGTCCCATCGCTAAATTGACGTGGGCATCATTGTGACTAATTTCAGGAACGGTACGATTCTTTAGAGAACGGACCATTTTCTTAGGAATTTTCTTTCCCATTTTTGTCTCAGAGCCTACAGATTCGGGAGTAGGCTCCCCAATAACAGTTGTTGGAGTGGTTATTGACGAAGCAAAAATTGCTCCTAATAATGCAGCTCCTCCAAAAATAATCAAGGGATTCTCTTTCAAAAATGTTCCAATTTGGCATAGTTTGGGTAAAGCTACACCGTCATAAAACGAGGTTATGGTTCTTTTGAGGGTTTCTAAGAAAGAAGGTTGCTCGACCTTAACCAAATACGCGGCAATATATGGTGTGTCATTAAAAAGGGACGGATATTCCCCTTCAAATTTATAATCCATCAAATAATCATGAATCGACATATCCGTAAGCCCTTCTAATTTAAAAGATATAAACGTAGCTAGAAAAATACTAAGAGCATCGTTGTATGGATGATTAGGTCCAAAGATTAAGTGTGCTGCGCCGGCATATTGTCCACTGGCACCCGCAACAATCTCCATCGGGCCAATTTGGCTCAATTGATCTAAATATTCAGCTTGCCATTCAGGGTCTTCAAATTGGGGCGATCCGAGGTATTCGGCTAACGATCTACTATTCATCTCTGGAGAAGCCAAAGCTGAAATTAAGTTCGATTTGCGATTGCAGCTAGCTACTTTCTTTAAATCATGGACAGCGTGTAAATGCCAACCACGTTTTTGCTTATATTTCGCAACTACGCGATCA